TCTTGGAGTCAATGGAATCATCAGAACAAATGCAAACACTATCAGTGAGAACATCACAATCCCAGCCAATACCAATGGTATGAGCGCAGGGCCGATTACGATTGCAGATGGGAACACAATAATTCTAAATGGCAGTTGGAGCATCGTATGAGTACGCTAACGCTTAAAGAACTATCCGCACCTACGGGTGAAGTAATCAAAATTGCAGCAGGTAAGACACTTGACCTCCATTCCCAAGGCACAACTAAAATGCCAGCAGGAAGCGTTATACAAGTTATTCAAACTTATAATCCGAACCAATCTGGTCACAGGGCTACTACTGCCGTTTCTTGGAACGCAACAGGAATAATAGCAGAAATAACCCCCAAATATGTAGGCTCTAAAATACTTGTAAGTTGGAGTAATACTATGGCAACTAGTACTGATTGGGGTATGGCACGAATGTACTATAAAATCGGTTCTGGTTCTTATGCCGTAATGCCTAGTACGAACCAGTATCACATAGGGTACAGCCAAGTTGCAGTAAACCAATACGCTCCTCATGTCAGTAACTCTAACTATGTAACTACGAGCTTGTCTACTTTATGTTTCCAGCCCTATGTGTACGCTGGAGGCGGTACTTATACTTATGTACACGATGATAGTTCTTACGCCCTCACATTAACGGAGGTTGCCCAATGACTTCTAAATTAAAAACAGACATCCTTGAAACTGTATCAGGCTCTGGCACGATTGCGCTTACAAACCAGTTGTCGGGTATGACTATGGCTAGTGTACCCAGTGGCTCAGTGATTCAAGTTAAATCGTATACGGGAGGAGGGGCTACCTCTACCTCTTCAACATGGATAGACACTGGCGTAGGAGGCTCAATAACTCCCTCATCAACATCAAGTAAAATACTAGCCACTGCTCATGTTGGGGGTTGTGGTACTACAGGTCATGCAAGCGCACACCTTGCGTTGCAGATAGTTAGAGATAGTACCTCAATACACTTCTTTGAGGGCCAAGCTGGATATAACGCATCAGCATCTGCTAACTCTATCGGTGCATGTTCTGGCATAAAGTTAGACTCCCCATCAACCACATCAGCAGTAAATTACAAGATTCAGATGAAGAATAATGGTGGTTCTAATGGGCAAGTATTTACTGCTGGTACTAGCGCAGTTTCATCAATCACACTTATGGAAATCAAAGGATAACAAATCATGACAGATACAGTAGCAGCATTACAATCTTTAACACCAAACGCCCAATGGGTTCTCCGTGGAGACGAGCTAGAGTGGTTAGACACCGAGCAAACTCAACCTACTACTGCACAGTTGTTAGCAGAAGTCATGCGGCTTCAAGCGGCTTACGATGCAGCAGCATACGCTCGTAGCCGCAAAGTAGAATATGACAAGCTGAACCAAGATGAAATGCGTTTTGACGATTTAGTCAACTCAACCACGACTTGGCACGATGCGATTGCTGCAATCAAAGTAGCTATACCCAAGCCATAATAGGAGTAGATTATGACAACTACTATTACAGGGGCAACGGGTGTCAACCAGATAACCGATGATGCTATTACGTCAGCTAAGTTACCTGCTGGCTCAGTGTTGCAAATTGTTACTATGAATACAATAACGACATTTTCAGGAAGTTCAACAACTTTTGCGAATACAAATAGTTTACTCGCAATAACACCTACATACACATCAAGTAAAATTGTTGGTTATGTGACAGGTTTTGGATTGAAAGGTGCTGAAAATCAATTTGAAGTGCAATATAGAATCGCTAAAAACGGGGCAACCCTTGCTCCAGCTTCCGATTGGAGTCTTGGCTCTAGTGGCAGCAATGAATTATATGTTCCGATAACATTTCATTTTTCTGATAGTCCATCTACAACAAGTGCGACAACATACTCACTTCAAATGCGATGCACTAATAGTTCTACGTCAGGTTCTTGGTACAGAAAGCAAACTGTAACACTTATGGAGGTTGCAGGATGAGCAGAGCAAGAAACATGGCGACTCTTCTGGATGCTAATGGCGGTGTACTTTCTGTGCCTAGCCTTGGCACTGACTCCATAGTGAGAACCAACGCTAAAGTCATTAATGAAAACATAACCTTTTCTGGCAGCGAGAATGGTATGACTATCGGCCCTGTGACTGTAAACGCAGGGAAAACTGTTTTGGTGGCCTCTGGGTCAACGTGGGTAGTCTTATGAGTACAGTCAAAGCAAATGATCTAATGAAGGTAGATGGTGGCGTACCTACAGTGAAAGGTCAGCAGTTAATCCCGACAGCTTGGGTTAACTTTAATGGTACGAGTACAGTGGCTATTAGGGCTTCTGAAAACGTATCCAGCATTACAGATGTCAATACGGGTGTATACAACATTAACTTTGCTGTCCCACAAGCCAATGTTAATTATTGTCCCATATTGTCATGCAATTATGACTTAAACGACTCTCCGTTTATATACATTATAAACACCAATTATTGGCAAGTGAATTTTTACACTGGAGCAGGTGGTACTTACCGAGATATGTCGGGTGTTTATTCAGCAGTGATAGGAGGCCAAGCATAATGAGTACAATCAAAGCAAACACGCTCCTCCACAGTAATGGAAGCACAACAACTCCTCCAAGTATCCCAGCGTTAGATAAGCGTATGGCACATAGCTTTATAACTTTTAAAGGCACAGACACAGTTGCAATAGAACAAAGTTATAACGTCACCAGCTTAGTAGACGTAGGTACTGGAATTTACAGAGTCAACTTTTCTGCAAATCCTTCTACCACTTTATACACAGGCTTGGTGTCCTCAGATCAGAATATAGCAACTACTCCGTGGTACGAGAAAAACGGCCAATTAATTGGTAGTTATGAAATTAGGACGCACACAGGTTCTAGCTATGTTGATACAAGACGATTGTTTTCACTGATATTCAGCACGTAAATTAAGGAACAAACTAATGGCATCAACGATAAGAGGGAATGACAACTTTGATACAGTTGGTAGTTCTAACACCAGTGCTAGGCTGGCTAAGGCTTGGTGTAATTTAGATATGCGAGGCACATCTGGAATCCGAGGTAGTTTTGGAATTAGTTCTGTGACCGACATAGGCACTGGTCATTTTAGATTCACACTAAGTACCGCAATGCCAAATGTAAATTATGCTGCTGTTGGTTCAACATCACGAACAGGCGCAACAAATAATTATCACAGAGGCTACGATATGTTTATTGAAAGCACATCTCAAGTGCAAGTAATTACTTGGGATTCTGGTGTATCTACACAAGACTATGCATTAGTCTCTCTGGCTGTATTTAGTTCATAACAAAGGAACAAACATGAAAATCATATACCAAACAACCGATGGCATTGCAGTCATCACACCAGCCCCTAACTGTTCCTTGACTGATGCACAGACTGCGGCTAAAGACGTACCTACTGGCAGTGCTTACAAGATTGTAGCAGATGACTATGTACCTTCAGACAGGACATTTCGTAACGCATGGGCCATTGAAGCATCCGAATTGACGGATGGGGTTGGTGACTAATGGCTACAGTTATAAGTGGTAACACTGGGATTGATAAGGTGGCTGATGGAGCAGCAATGCCAGCAGGTTCAGTTCTCCAAGTTTCTGAAATTACTACGATTGCAATAACTGGGGTTGTGACTGACGGCAATCAGAGGACTTTTATGACTAAGGCTTTTACACCCAAGAGTGCAACTTCAACCCTATACGTTGAGGGTGGATTAGGTATGCAAGTTTATGGAAACGGTAATGCCAATGGTCTTGAGTGGCAGGTATTGATATATAAAGCTTCCACACTACTAAAAAAAGTTGTCAATCACGATAACAGTAACCATATTAATACTTATCACAGAACTGGTGCAGTCAACAATCCTAGACATTCTGAGGTTAGTGGAAACACAACTGAAAGAACTTACACTGTCCAATGCAAAAAAGCACAAACAAACGTTGGAAGATTAGCTTTTAGCAACGATGAATACCCAATGAATTATCTACGAATTACAGAGGTAGAGAACTAATGGAAGAATTAAATTTACTCTGTGACGCATTAAGTAAATCACATCCAACTACTACTTATTTTAATAGAGCATTTGGATTGACGTTTGCTGACTTTGAATGGACAGACAACTCTATTACAGAATCACAGTTTGATGCGGCTGTTACCTCAGTTGCTACAAACGCATACGCACGTTCACGCAAGGCAGCATACGACCTACTCAACCAAGACGAGATGCGGTATGACGACCTAACCAACTCGACAACTACATGGCCTGATGCCATTGCAGCAATTAAAGCGGAGTTTCCAAAATGAGCATTACAGTAGACATGACCAAAGCAAAAGTAATTGCACACGATGCCAGACGAGCTGCACGAAACGCAGACTTTGCACCACTAGACATCAAGGCCACTATC